TTCTCATCTTCACGCCACGATACGTTTTCAGCATAAACGCTCCGGTTGATCGTGATGTCTGGAAGAATCTGAACTATCCGATTCAGGCCATTAGCTTGCTGACTAGTGGAGCGTTGGGTGCGCGTTCAGCCATCACGGTCAACGGTGATGTGTTTTATCGTGCAGTCGATGGTGTTCGCTCATTCATTATCGCCAGACGTTCGTTCAACGATTGGGGAAATACCCCGATCAGCAACGAGGTTCTGAACATCATCGATAATGATCAGACCGATCTGCTGTGGGCCAGTTCTGCTGTCGTGTTCGACAATCGATTGCTGATGACGTCTCAGCCTCGGTACAATGCCGAGGGCGTCGTCCACAAGTCGTTAGTCGTTCTTGATTTTGATCTGATTACGTCGCTGCGGAAAAAGTTTCCTCCTGCGTGGGCTGGAATCTGGACCGGACTTGACGTGTTGCAGGTTCTCAAAACCGAGAATGCTTATGGAGACAGATGCTTCTCAATAGCTCGTGGGCTTGATGGAACCATTCAGATTTGGGAAATCAGCAAGACTGAGAAGTTTGACAACAACCTTTCTGACGGTAAGAAGGAGATTCAGTGGCTGGTTCAAACCCGCGCTTACAACTTCGAGCTTCCGTTTGGATTAAAGCGGCTTGATTCGGGCGACATCTTCATCGATTCGTTGGACGGAGACGCTTCTTTCAATGTCGAGTATCGACCCGACCAGTACCCCGGATGGATTGAGTGGGCGGATTGGACTGAATGCGCGGCAACATTGCAGTGTCAGCCTGTTTGTCCGCTGTCCAATTTCCAGCCCCAGTACAGGCCGAAGATGCGATTGCCGACTCCTTCGGATATCCCGTGCAATTTGAGCATCAGCACACCGACAAGAAACATGTACGAGGTTCAGATGAGCCTCACGATTACTGGATATTGTCGCATCAAGAGCATTCGAGTTCACGCTTACGACGTTCAGGAACCTGCGGTCGGAGAGTGCCTCGTGTTCGAAGGATGCAAAACTCTTGAAGGTTGCGACGTAAACCCGTTCCTCTACACATCGGAATAGTATGCCAAACCTAACTCTCATCACGCTTACAGCTCCAAGTCTTCCGGCAAATTATTGCCCTGCATCTTACCAGAAGTTGGCCAACGATATCATCGGCGGCACTCAGGCTACGTTCAACAGCACGATTGGAAACTCGTTCTTCAATTTTGGACCGACGTATCCGGCGATTAACAACCGGATTTACCCGTGGCTTGATGAAAATGGTCAGTGGTGGATTTACGATCAAGGATTCTGGCTTCGCAAAAACCCAGTTACGGCGGCATACGAGCGTCGCATCTATGTCGGAACGACCACGGATCTTCTTTCGTACGATGGCGGCGACGGAACGGCTACGGCGACAACCTTAACCGGACCGATGTGGGAGGTTGATACCGAGTTTGAGGCTCGGTTTCCGGTCGGTGTTGGAGCGTTTGTTGCGAGCGGTGCGGTTGCTGTTATGGGTAAGGCCACGTCCACAGCAATCGTTGGCGAGGATCAGCACAAGCTGACGGTTCCAGAGACTCCGTTCAACGAACACACGCACGGCGTCGCTCAACTAATTGCTCCGGCAAACGACGATTACTATCTCGTCAACAAGTCGTGGAGCGGACTCGGTTCGTACCCCACGCAGATCCTTCAAGGTGCTGCTGGAAGCGGTGGCGGCGGAAGCGGACCAAACATCACTACTGGTGATATCGGAACTACCACTGCCGACAAGACCGGAAACGATACCCAGAACGCTGTCGCCCACAACAACCTTCCTCCGTTCTACGGCGTTTACTTCATCAAGCGAACCATCCGAGTCTATTACACCAAATGAAGCTAATCGTTCAGGACATTCGCTCGACAATCGCCCGTGTAGTCGGCGTCTGCGTCGATGACCCTCGCGTTTACGACTACATCAATCAGGCGTGCCGACGGCTTCTTCACAAGGGGTTGTGGGCAGGCGCGTACGGACGCTTCACCATCCACACGGTCGGAGGGTGCATCACTTGGCCGCGTCACATCGAAACCATCGAGTCGGTAGCCGATTGCTGCGGCGTCGGAACGGTTCGCAATCAATGGTTCGAGTTTCAGGAAAGCGGATACGGATTGCTCGGAGAGAACAATGGCGGGTGCGTCGGCAAGCAGCTTGTGGATCGTGGCACCGTGGTTTCTTACCGCGACATGTCCGGCGAGACGAATAGCTTCATCCGAGTCTATCCCGGTGACGCTTCTGACGTTGGCAAGACCATCACCCTGCAAGGTGTCGATCAGAACGGGCAATGGATTCGCACATTGTCTGGCGGCGTATGGATTGACGGCGAGAATCTGACCCTCGCTCTTCCGTACGTTCAATCGACCAAGAAGTTCATATCGCTGACCGGCGTCATTCGTCAGGCAACCAACACGTCGAGCCGGTTGTACGAGTACAATGCGACGACCTTGCTGGAGCTTGATCTGGCAGTTTACGACCCTGATGAAACTTTACCGCAGTACCGCCGCAGTTACCTGACGGATCGTTGTAACAACGACGAGGATAAGCCGGTGACGGTCATGGCGAAGATGCGCCATATCAACGCGACGAGCGTCAATGACTACCTCATTCCGCCGAGTCCTGATGCCATCAAGCTGATGGTCATGGCGATTCGTAAGGAGGAGAACGATTTGATTCAGGAAGCAGTGGCCTACGAAGCAAAGGCTGTTCAGGCTGTGCAAGAGCAAACAATGCAATATCTTGGGGACGCAGTCGCAACGATCCGTATGGTCGGCGTCGGATTAAACGGCGGTGGATTCTCCCAATGGTTCTAAAACTCAACATCGACTTTGCGCTGGAAGAAGTGACTCCAAAGAAACTGGAGTTGCTTCAGGCTGTATTTGACGCACACGACATGGCGGCTCGGAACAATCAGAACGCTAGTTCCGGCGCTGCGGTTAACGCTTTCTTTGGTAGCGCGCAACTAACCAACGCAATCGCTTCCGCTATCCTCACTCTTGGCGATGCTCATGGTCCGATTGGTCCTGCTCGATTCGTTTACGAGAAATTTGACGAGCGATCTTTGAAGTCGGCCATATTGTCTGGCATGAAGATTCCCGGCTTTGGGAACTCGTTCTTCAAGGACAGCATCGACCCAGCATGGAGTCGGGTGCGCGAGATTATTGAGGTGGACTTCAAGAAGGCGAACGACCGCATCAAACAGCTTCATGGCTGGATGAAAGAAGTCGGAAAAGACGTTCACCCGAATGCGGCTCTTTACAGCGCAGTAATTTGCAACGAACTGGGAATGATTCACGGTTCAGAGTCGGCCATCTTTGTGTTAGCTCGAACGGCAGCTTGGACATCTTTGTGCATGAAAAATGAACGGTAAACTCTTTCAAATCTGCGGGTTGCCACGATTCGGATCGGCATTCATGTCGGTCTTTTTTTCGCTGGAGAATGATTGCATTGGCCTACATGAGCAGGGTGCGACTGACTCAAACTGGCAGAAGTCGATTGAAGATTACCGGAACCGTTACAAGTACGTCGCTGATTGCTCGACCTACGGATATCTTCCGAAGGCTATCGTGCATGACTCGGTCAAGGTGTACGTCAAGAAGGACGCGGAGTCGTCGGCCAAAGAATGCACCGAGCGATTCGGTTACGAGGTTCATCTACCCTCAATTCAAATGCTTCGCGAGTATGCTGACAAATGGGCGGCGTCGAACAGCGTGATGACAATCGGAGAAGGGGAACTTTTTAAGGTGGATACTTTACGTCGGATATGGATTCATTGCTTTCATAACGAGCGAGCTTTTCCCGAGGAGAAAGCTGCACGTCTGATTACCATGAACATCCAACGTCACGAACCCGAAAAGGTCTTCTCGATTGAGAATGGAAATCGTTTTGCGAAGGAGGTTTTTTAATTTATGGGACTCATAGCAGCAGGCGCTGGCGCAGCATTGATGATCGGTGGAGCGGCAATGTCTGCCGGTAAAAAGGTCAAAGTACCGCAATTTCAGAGGGTAAACACCGAGAAGGAGCAAGAGGCGGCGATAAAGCAAAATATCGCATCGCTTCAAAGTGGAACTGAATTGGCCACCAAGACGACCGCTGCTGAGCAGACTCTTCTTGAGTCTCAGCTTCGTCGTGCAATTCCCGGTTACGACCAATTGATTTCTCAGGCGAGCAGCAATATTGGATCGGCTTTAAAAGGCGAGATTTCTTCTGATGTCCAATCTCAGCTCCAACGATCTTCTGCTGGACGTGCGCTTAGCGGAGGGTATGGCGCTGGTTCGGGTGTTGGTAGAAATTTGGCCGCTCGCGACTTTGGTCTGACATCGATGCAGATCCAGAATCAAGGTCTTGCTCAGGCTCAAAGTTTCATCCAGCAGCAGCGTACGATGGGCATGGCGCAACCCTTCTCGGTGAGCAGCATGTTTATCACGCCGACTCAGCGGATAAATCTTTCGCTGCAAGAGAATCAGTTCCAGTACCAGCGAGACATGGCTGCTGCTCAAGTTGCTGCTCAACCTGATCCTATGATGGCCGCTATCGGCGGTTCGTTGTCGAACATTGGCGGAATGGCGCTTGGTAGTGGAATGGGCGGCATGATGGGCGGCGGCGGCGGCGGTGGTGGTGGACAAGGGGGCGGCGGTGGTGGTGGATTTACCATAAACATGGGCGGAGGCGGGTATGGAGTTGGAGGTGGTGGTGGTGGCTACTATCCTCAAGGACGTAGTTCGGGTTACAATCCATACGGCCAAAATCCATACGGTGGATATAATGGCATATAAATAGAAACATTATGGATCTACAACCTAATCGAAATGTTGGTCTTGAGAATCAGCTTCAGGCCATCCAGCTAGGCGCAAGCCTCTACGACCGCGCACAGACGCAGAAGCGGATGATGGAGCAATTGCAGATGCAGACGGCTCAACAGGTCATGCAACAGCGTCA